TGTTTTTCTGCTTGTTCTGTTTCTGCGAACTTTGCTTGGATTGCTAACAGGTCGGCAATTTCTTCGTCTGTCATTTCGCGATCAATGTAATCTTCGCCTGTGTAGATTCTGGTGATGTATTTAGCTTGTGGCGTAGCCATAGATTCTCACTGTTCCGCTTGTGATTGTTCCGCTTGATGCTAGGAACTTGATCTGATTGTAGGAAGTGCTGTTGTCCAAGATGCCGGCAATGTTGGAGTAGGGACGCTCGCCACCTGTGACCGTTCCTGTCGTTGTGGTTGTTTGCCATGATGAGGTCTGGGTGAGCTGTGGAGCAAAGATGGTTGCTGCGAAGCTTGCGCGACGGTTGAGGAATCGTGCTAAGCGCATTTCGTTCGCATTGACATATCCAGCAGAGGCTTGCGCGCTAGCACCGTCGAGGGTTTGTGAGCGGTATTCCGTGGAGTAGTAACCTGTTGCAGCTGGAGTTCCGGATGCGTCTAACTGCCCGAATAGCACTGTGTCTGTTGTGCCCATGATTAGGTTGTTGCAAAGTAGCAAATAGTTTTCATATGCGCTTGTGAACACGACACCGCTAGTCACTGCTGATCCTGACAAGGAGACAGATGCAATGAAGTTCAAGCCAGCTCCAACACTTGTCCAAGCGCTTCCTGAATAAACCATGAGGCTTGATGTGGCTTCAATGTAGGCATATTGCCCTTGAGCAAGTACCTTCTCACCGCTGCCACCAAAAGCGGCATCTCGAGTGACGGTCGTAGCAAAGACTGGAATGCCAGTATTCACCTGCGTCATTTCTTCAGCTGTGAGGATTTCCCCAGCAACAAAGGCTGGTACTGCGGTTTGTGCGTTGGCTCCCATAAGTGCTCCCTAACTTAGTGCGTAAATCGTGTCGAGTGTGGAACTGTCAAGAACAAACAACTCATAGACGGTCGTCGGCGATGTGTAAATCGTGACCTGATGTGGCTGGCTGTAGGAAATTCGATGCTCAATGCCTTCAATTGCGGATTCTTGAGCGATGACGCTCGTAGTCGTGGCTGAAGTAACAATAGTTTTTTCGACAATGATGGTGTCACCGATTTCGAGTATGGCAACCTTGTCGCGCTCAGCTGTAGACAACATTTGAAAGCCTGTGTTCACGCTGGTGAGTGTTGCTGTCGGTTCGCCTTGAATCAAATAAGTTGCCAAGGTGAGAGCTTGTGCGTCGGTGCTGACAAGGCTTTCGGTGTAGGCGACAGTTTGTATGAAGTACTTTGCTTGGCTTGCAAGATCATCAACGATTTGTGGCACGCCAGATCCGCCGGGCCCAGGACCGCTGTTGTCCAGCCTTGTAACAACTGCTCTATTCACGACCTTGTCCGCGCCGAAATTGATGGACACAGAATCGTAGGGAGTGTGTGCTGGGTCGTTGTCGCCAAACTCAACTTCAGGAGATGAAAGCGTCGCTCCTAGCCTGCGCTGGAATGTGAACACGCCAGAACGATCAACGAACGCGCGTCCCTGCTCTGCAGCCATGATGTCGTTGAGGTAGCCCTGAGCGTTAGATCCGGATGGAACTGTGTACGCCGATGTGCCACCTAGCGTCACCGATGAGGTCTCTATTGACTGTTCACCGACACCTTGAAAAGCATCTACTTCTGGAAGCGCAAGAAGCTCTACGACTCGAGCAGATGCGAGCTGTTCTGTGACATTCCATTCGTCTAGGAATGCTTGCGAAAGAAGATACTGGTCGTCTATCGCTTGGATACTGACTAGGTCGTTGCCGTCAAGATTGAACTGATAATCATAATTGACGATGAAGCCTTGAAAGAGTGACTCGGCAACATTGAGCGAGTTGTATCGGTAGAAACGGACTCGACGCATCGGTGCAATGCCGGGCTCATTGTTTGCAGGATCGTATGTGGGCGCGTCCGTATTGAACGGATTGAAGGCTCCTTCGGCGAGCTGGTCGTTGAGTGTGAAGTTCATGATGCCGGGAACGAATTGATCTCCGATGTCGCGTCGTCCTCGAGTGATAGATACATCTAGAACACCGTCGGTCACATCAGCGAACTCGGTCGTCGGTCCTAGAAGATAGGTCGTGTTGTCGAGCACGCCCTTTGTCGCTGAGTCAAGTTGAAAGCTGGAGCTGTCCCAGCCGGTATCAATTTCTAGTAGATACTCGCCAGATTGGATGACGGATGCTGGCATTAGTAGCGACCGCTAATTGGACGGACCGAGATGTCTGCTGGACCGGATGCACGGTTGAAGCTCTTGACCGCATCGATAACGACCTTGCCTGTCTGTGCGTTGGTCAAGACTCCGCCGTTGATGTTCACTGTGTAGTTGTTGCCACCGCGCTCAGCCATGATGCCTGATGTGTCGCCAGTGAATGTTGGTGATGTGGTCGGCGCGAGACTGATTGAGCTGACACTGCCAGCGAACTTTGCTCCGATGCCCTTGACATCTGCGAGCTTGAGGTTCGGGTTCTTGAGAAGCATCTCTGCAGCTTGGATTGCTGACTGTACGCCGGCAAGGTACTGCTCGCCTTGCGTGACTCCAGCTTGATAGAACTTGTCCGCTGCCAAAGTCCCTAAAGCATCAGCCACAAAGTTGAGGTCGCTCACCAGTGTGTTGATCCCATTAGGGCCTGAGATCGCGTCAGAGCCACCAGCAATCAATTCATCGGCGATTGCACTGCCAGCCTCTTGACCAGCCTCTAAAACGCTCCTGAGCGCGTCCTGTGACAATCCCATTGAGAGCAGTTGCTCAACTTGCTTGCTGAACTGTTTCGCTCCTGATGCCTGTTGATTGAGCTGAGCGAGGATCGTTGTTCCGGCTTCCTTTGCAGCCTCGGCTGCACCAGATACCGAGAACTCGCCAGTGACCGACTCAGCGACCGTGCCCTTGAAATCGTCGTAGGCCTTCTTTGCTTCTTCAAGCTTGGTCTTGGCTGTGTCAAGTGCCGTGCTGAATTGGTTTGCCAACTCTTCTCGAGCTTTTTTGATCTTCTCTGCCATTTTGTCCACCGCGCCACCAGCTCCGGTCGTTGCTGTATCTAGACCAGTAATGGCTTCTGTCGCAAGAGTGCCATTGTCAGACATGCGCTGGAGCTGTGCGTTGCTGTATCCCTGCTGAGTATTGAACGCGCCAAGGCTGTCTTTCATTCCGTCCATCTGGCGCTTGTAAAGAGCGAAAGCTGCAACACCAGAGACCACAACAGCAATGCCGATTCCGGTTGAGATCTGGACACCTGTGAATGATGCTGCGAGCGCATAGTTCACGCCGGCTGTGATGACGCTGATTGCTTTCCATGCTGCCATCGCAATGTTGGCTCCGACGATTGCTCCTGCGATCAGGCCGATAGCGGTTGCGATGCCTACGATCACAGCGGTGTTCTTTTGAGCCCAGATCGCAAAGTTTGTCAATGCGGTAACCATTAGCTCAAAGACTGGAAGAAGCGCGGTTCCGATTGCTTCCTTGGCTTCTTCAAGTTGGATCGTGAGGTTCCTGAACTTGCCTTGAGCGGTGTTCGCAGCGGTTGATGCAGCGCCACCAAAAGTCGAAGCAAGTGACTGCATTACCTCATCAACTGATGCGCCATCTTTGATGAGCTTGAAGAGTTCTGGGGATAGCGCGCGGATCGCTTTCATGTTTCCGCCATAGGCACGCGATACTGCGTCAGCTACTTCTTCAACTGATTTGCCAGTTGCTGCGCTTACATCAAGCACAGTTTTTAGAGCGTCCTGTGCGGAAGCTAGATCGCCAGTACCACGGACGAGGCTGGCAAGAGCTGGACGAAGTTCATCGTCGGCGACCGCTGCGCTCCTTGAGATTGTGCTGATGAAATCTTCATTGGCTTTGATCTGTTTGTCGGTTGCTCCTGTGGTTGCTTGGAGCTGGCGCGCGAGTTGTGCCTGTGCAGCTTGATCTTCTGCAGCGGCCTTCGAGCTCATGACAAGCCCAGCTGTCAATCCTGCGATTGCTGCAGTTGCTGGAAGGAATGATTTCTTGAGAGCAAATGATGCCTTCTCCGCATTGGTTTCAAGTGCCTTGAATTGCTCAAATGTTTTCTTGAGTCCGTCACCTTGGAAGTCTGTGATGATGGGAATGCGAATAGCCATTAGATGTTGCTCCTAGATAGCGCGACCGTCAGCTGTCGCTCGACTTCTTCTGTGATGTTCCTGATCGCAGCTTCAATGTTGTCTGTATTTGCTTCTACTGCAGGCCACATAGAGCGCGACGCTTTGCCGAATGTCTTGTCCATGTTTTCAATCCGCGCGTTGCCTCAATATCTCTTCATTGGCACAGACGATGAAGGTGATCTGGTCTATGACCCGATGGTGCAGATCGCGAATCAGGTGCTCTATGCGAAGACCGCTGACGATGTGGAGCGTCAAGCTTCTACCGGCACAGTCGTATTCACTCAGACCTGCACATGGATCACACAGCAGAATGTGCTGGACTGGCTTGGCATCTCGGTAGCGACAGCTGGCGATCAGACTTTTGTGACAACTTGTGCAGCTGCAGCGAACGCGTTTTGTTTTAGGCGCAGGCAAGAAGCCTCGTACATCGATTCGCTTACGACGGTCCCGTCGCAAGATGTCTATCTAGGCACGGTTATGTATGCCGGCATGCTCTACAAATCGCGCGGAACTGTTGATGTGTTCAGCTCATATCAAGACATGGGTCAGACACCAGTGGTCGGCATGAATGGTCAGATCAAACAACTTCTCGGCATTGATCGCCCGGCTTGCGCATGACCGTCAGCAACTACACCGATCTGTTCAATAACGCCATGAGCGCATTGGGAACAAAGCTGGCAACCGCTACTGGCTTGCAAGTTGTCACGGATCCGCGTAATTTGCGACCACCGTGCGTTTTCATT